TCTGATTTCAGTAAGTATGATAGGTCTGTCAATTACATCATGCTGAATTGGGAATGGGAGAACTATTTCCATGCCATGACAAAAGCGGAGAAAAAGAAACACCGTCAAGATTACTTGGACCAGATATTCGTAAGAATTAAAGGACTTGGCGGGTGTGGTAGTGCGTTTCGGTTTGGAGGCCGACAAAGTGGGTGCTTGAACACATGTATTGGAAACTGTTTGGTACATACACATGCCTTGGAATACTTTCTTAAACAGGAAGGGTTAGTGCTTGGTAAAGATGTAGCTGTATGTATACTCGGTGACGATATGTTGTGCCTTAGTAGGGATGAATTTCCATTTGCTAAATACGAGAAGTTTTGCTCTCTTTTAGGATGGAAGCTTAAGTACACTCACACTGATCAGCTTGCAAAGGTAGACTTTTGCCAAAAATTGTTCTACCCTACCACAGATGGTTACATGCCTGGGCCTAAAATAGGTCGTTATCTGTCAAAGATAGGATGGAGTTTCAAAATGATTGATCCAAAAACGGTGTTCTACAGTGAAGACTTGAACCACGTTCCCATCCTGAACACACTTCCTGCTGTATCGAGCAACCGAGTATACCAAGATTGGGAAGTGCTCAATCAACAAGTACATCATATGACAGATGAAACGAAAGAATTCTTTCACACCAGGTATGGTTTCTATCCTGACGGTTATTCTTACAAAAATGTATCAGAAGTAGCAGACATTATTAATAAAGTTGACAACGATCATAACGTGTCAAATGGCTGTCTGGACACTTCTACTTTTGCTAAGGATGCCATCTCGAAGTTGACCGGAGTCAACTTCGAAGAATTCACAAAGAAGAAAGCACATATCTCCTCAATCCTCGAAAGAGAGGAGGCTTTGATGTTGAATGTGTTGCATTCTCGTGGAGTCAGCAGCTTAGTGAAGCGGAGAGTTGGATCCGTTTTACAGCTGATCAAAACTGGAAAGTCCTAGTACCAACACTAGGCCATGT